ACAACAATCAAAATTCTTTCTGGTAGATATCAAGAAGTAAATCCAATAGAAGTTCCTGCTTTTGTTTCTATTGTTGGTGATGATCAAAGAACAGTTACTGTAACTCCAATTAATGCTACCAGTAATATATTCCATGTAAGAAAAGCAAGTAAGTTAGCAAATATGACTTTCACAGGTCATTTGTCACCTTCATCTGCGGTTGCTTTCCCAACTGATGAAATAGCAGAAAACGTTGGTGGTGGTAAATGGAAAGGTCCATATATCCAAAACTGTACAAGTGATACTACAACAGGAACAGGTTTATATGTTGATGGAGACCAAGCAAGATTATTGGCATCCATGAATGTAGACTCATACACACAATACAATCAAGGTGGTGTGGGTGTTGCAATTACTAACAGTGGATTCGCTCAATTAGTTTCATTGTTTACTATTTGTACTAACGAAGCAGTTACATGTGATAAAGGCGGTCAAGCAGATATTGCCAATAGTAACTGTAGTTTTGGTACATTTGGATTAGTATCTAGAGGTGTAAGTGATTTACAATATACAGGTGTTGTCACTACAACTGCTGAAGTTTCTACAGCAGAGGTGACGGTAAATGTAAGCACACCAACTTTAAATATAAGTAATTTTGTGTATGATAATATTTCTGGCATAGCAACAGTAACCACAAGTTCTGCTCATAAATTCCAAGTAGGTATGGGAGTTACTCTTTCTAGTATTCTACTGTCTTGTCCATTTGGTCAAAAAACATATCCAGAGAAAAGACCATTTGTTTTTGATGTAGATTCAATTCCTTCAACCACATCTTTTGTTGTAAATGTTGGTGTATCAACTCTAGTTCATACATATGTTTCAGGAGGAACTGTAAAAATTGATGTAGACCGTCCTTATGATGGACAATTAGTATTCTTTGATAGATTGTATAAATCAGTTAATACTATCTCTGTGGGGTCAGGAGGAACTGGTTATACAGCAACACCAAGTATAACAATAGATTCACCAGCAGGACCAAATGGGGAAACTGCAACTGCATTTGCTACCTTAGAAGGAGATAGTGTTGCATCTATTACTATTATTAGTAGTGGGTCGCAATATGAAACTACTCCATCTATCACGATTTCAGCACCAGAAGTGGGTAGTAATACAGCAACTGGTACTGCCAATATGGAGGATCTTTATTATACGATAAATAGTTCTACGCCAGTTACTGCTGGAATTACTACATTAAATTTGGCAACTAATTTGCTGAATAGCGTGGGAGTTGGTTCAACAACATTTTTCTCACAAGGTAGTAGAATTGTTGCAAGTTCTCATACCTTTGAGTATGTTGGTTCTGGTAATCAAATTGTAACTGCTACACCTAAACGAGGTGGTGTTACTAATCAAGAAAATGAAGTCGTCACTTTAGATGGTGGAAAAGTTCTTTATACTAGTACAGATCAGGCAGGTAACTTTAGAATTGGAGATGATTTGCAAATCAACCAAGAAACTGGTACTATCAGTGGTCGATCTTTTAGTAAGAGTTTATTCTCTGAGATGACTCCATTTATCCTAGCATTAAGTTAATATGGCTCAGTTAGCACTTAATAGATTTCAAACGGTTACACACGAAGTTACAACTAGTCAGCAGACGATTTATACTGCTCCGACTGGTTATACCGCTATTGTGCTATATGCTCATATTACAAATTATGGTGATAGTAATTCAACAGTTACCATGAAGCATAAAAGATCTAGTACTGAAACAGAAATTATTAAAGGTGCTAATGTTCCTACTAATGATGCATTCGTTCCTATGAGTGGTAAATTAGTTTTAGAAACAAATGATTCTGTGACTATTGAAGCGAGTGCAAATAGCACTCTTAAGATAATACTCAGTCTTTTAGAAACCGCTAATTAATATCATGCCATATATCGTCGGAGTTAAACCACCAATATTTCAATCACTAGACACTAGTGCAGGAGTGATTCAATCGGGTATACTTACTACCACAGCAACTGGTATATCAACCTTAGTATCTGTAGAATCTTCAAAATTCAGATCAGTTAATTATCAAATACAAGCAGTAGAAGGAAATAATTTTAATAAAACAACAATTAACGTAGTTCACGATAATACTAATGCATATCTATCAGAATTTGGAACAATTAATCAACCTATAGGGATAGCAACATTTTCTGTAGATATTGATTCTGGTAAATTAAGACTTTTAGGGTTTCCTGCATCTTCTAATTCAACTACCTTTAAAGTAATCTTTACTGCATTAGAAACATAATAAACCATAAATATAACGTAGGTATTGATTTAATTGATGAAAAGTTGCCCAGTTGGACAATATTATTGCAACACTGATAAAAAGTGTAAGAAGATTCCTCGTGGGTATTTTGTTGGTCGTGGTGGTTACTTAAAATCCGATCCTGAAGAGAACGGTAAGAAAAAGAACGGTAACGGCAACGGCAATGGCAACGGCAAAACTAACGGGGGTTCCAACGGCAATGGAAGTAGTAACGGTCATTCTAATGGCGGTAACGGTGGTAATGGTGGTGCGAATGGCGGTGGAGGGATAGGTGAATCTAAAACATTCACACAATTTTTAGAAGATGTAAAAATAGAACATATTGATGGCAGTAACACTACTGTAATTGATATAGTTAAACCAGAACCGATGGTATCACCTAAAAATAATATTCAATATACAATACCTGAAAAGACAACTTATGTTTCAAGAAAGACAGGAAAGATAATCCATGTTTATTTGGCGTGGAGAGGAAAGAATTACATGTTACAAATGTTCTTCCCTCAAGTCAAACTCCCATCACGCAGAGAAGTACAGGATCAAGTGAGAAAAGTGTATCCTAATGCTAAACTCTGGAACTACCAAGTATCAGAATATGACCCAGGAGAACCACTCCTCCAGACAGGAGGAAAATAAAACCGAAGATTTAGAAAAGAAAATAAAAAATTTAGAAAAGATACTAGAACTGCAAAGGCGAACTATAGAACACGATCAAAAATTTGGACACTATGAAATGATGTAGGACTTATTATGGCTGAAGACATTTATTTAGGTAACCCCAATCTAAAACGGGCAAATACTAAAATTGAATTTACTCAAGAACAGATTCTTGAGTTTATGGCGTGTAAGCAAGATCCTGTATATTTTGCACAAAAGCACGTCAAGATTGTGACATTGGATTCTGGTTTGATGCCATTTGAACCATACGATTTTCAACAGAAGTTAATTAACAATTTCCACGATAATAGATTTAACATTTGTAAGATGCCTCGTCAGACAGGTAAGTCCACAACTGTTATATCATACCTATTGCATTATCTTCTTTTTAATGATAGTGTCAACATTGGTATTCTTGCTAACAAGGCAGCAACTGCTAGAGAACTATTAGGTCGTTTACAAACGGCATATGAAAATGTTCCTAAGTGGATGCAGCAAGGTGTCTTATCATGGAATAGAGGTTCTCTGGAGTTAGAAAATGGTAGTAAAATCTTGGCTGCGTCTACCTCTGCTAGTGCTGTTAGGGGTATGTCTTTTAACATCCTCTTCTTGGATGAATTTGCTTTTGTTCCCAATCACATCGCTGATTCTTTCTTTGCTAGTGTTTATCCTACTATTACTTCTGGTAAAAATACAAAAGTAATTATAGTTTCTACACCACACGGTATGAATCACTTCTACCGTATGTGGCACGATGCAGAAAGAAGTAAGAATGAATATGTACCAACTGATGTTCATTGGTCAGAAGTACCAGGTAGGGATGAGGTATGGAAAGAACAAACTATTGCAAACACATCAGACCAACAGTTTAGAGTTGAGTTTGAATGTGAGTTTTTAGGTTCTGTTGATACTTTGATTGCTCCTAGTAAGTTAAGGAGTATGGTTTATCAGACTCCTGAAACAAGAAGTGCTGGATTTGATGTGTATGTTGATCCGCAAAAAGGGCATGATTATGTTATTACAGTAGACGTTGCAAGAGGAGTTGGAAAAGATTTCTCTGCTTTTGTTGTAATTGATATAACAGAGTTCCCTCATGCTGTTGTAGCAAAGTATAGAAATAATGAAATTAAACCTATGCTTTTTCCTAATATTGTTGAACAAGTAGGAAAGAAGTATAATGATGCATTTGTTTTATGTGAAGTAAATGATATAGGTGACCAAGTAGCATCTATATTAAATTACGATTTAGAGTATAAAAACCTTCTTATGTGTTCTATGAGAGGTAGAGCAGGACAAGTTGTAGGTCAAGGATTCTCTGGTAAAAAGACTCAGTTAGGAGTTAAGATGTCCAAGACTGTTAAAAAAGTTGGTGCTCTTAATTTAAAAACATTAATCGAAGAAGATAAATTACTTTCTTGTGATTATGATATAATGAGTGAGTTAACTACTTTTATTTCCAAAAGTAATTCCTTTATGGCAGAGGAGGGTTGTAATGATGACCTTGCAATGTGTTTGGTAATATATGCGTGGTTAGTTCAGTGCGATTACTTTAAAGAATTAACTGACCAAGATGTAAGAAAAAGATTGTATGATGAGCAAAAGAATCAAATAGAACAGGATATGGCTCCATTTGGTTTTATGGATGATGGATTAGATTCAAGTACTATAACAGATGCTGATGGAGATAAATGGTTTGCCGCAGATGAGTATGGAGACAGATCATATATGTGGGACTATCTATCCTAGTTGTTCACGCATTGTTCATAGCATTTTTTGCCCTCGTAAAGTTACCTTTTAATAAATAATTTCAGATTAATTCTGAGATTCGGAGAAAGAAAACATGGCGACTCCTCAATTATCTCCTGGGGTACTGGTAAGGGAGGTTGACTTAACAGTAGGAAGAGCTGATAATGTATTGGATAACATTGGTGCTATTGCAGGACCGTTTCCAATTGGACCTGTTAACGAGGCAACAGATATTGCTACTGAGCAAGATCTTATAAACGTATTCGGTAAACCAAAGTCTACCGATAATCAATATTCTTATTGGATGAGTGCATCATCATACCTTTCATATGGTGGAGTACTTAAAGTAGTAAGGGCAGCAGGAACAACTTTAAGTAATGCTAACGCTGCTGTTGGTGTTTCATCAATTGCAATGACTGGTGCAGGTAGAATTGATAACTACGACGACTATATTGCTAATCATAGTGAAGCATCAAACTTTAACTACGCTACTAAGAACCCAGGTACTTGGGGAAATGGATTAAAAGTTTGTGTTATTGACGACTTTGCAGATCAAACACTTTCTTTTACAGAAGTTCCCGATGCTGCGATAGTTGGACAAGGAGTTTCTGTTAGTAAAACAGATTTAGTTATACCTGGTGCAGGAACAACATCACTATTCTCTGGATACATTAAAGGTATAGTTACTGGTATTAATACAGCAACTAACGTAGCAGATGTTAAAGTTGTATCAAGAGTAACAACTGCAGGAGTAGAAACAAAGATTGATTATGAAGAGGGTGCAGGATATGCATCTTTCAGTGCTGCTGATTCAGTTACATTCTTGAATGGTAGTGGTGCAAAAGTTGGTGCATCTCATACAGTTAGTACTGCTGTTGACTGGTATGACCAGCAAACACTTGGTTTAACTAACGCAACAACTTTCTGGAAGTCAATTGCTCCAAGACCTACTACTAACAAGTATTCACTTGATAGACAAGGTAGAGGAGATGGTATTCATGTTGCTGTCGTTGATGATGACGGAACTATAACAGGTATACAAGGTAATATTCTTGAGAAGCATCTAAATCTTTCTAAGGCACTTGACGCAGTTTCTGCAGTCAATTCTCCTCAGAAGATCTGGTACGAACAGTTTATTGCAGATTTCTCAGAATATGTTTACGCTGGTGGTAACCCATCAAGTGCTGCTGATAGTTACTGGGGTACAACTCCTGCTGCTACTGGATTTACATTATCTAATGGTACTGCTGCTTCATATTCACCAATTTCTACTGCAGATGGTCTTTGGGGACAAGATGCTCAAGGAATTACATTTAGTGCTACGGGTGCTACAACGTATACACTGGTTAACGGAACTGATTATTCAGGAACGATTGGTAGTGGTACTGGAATGAAGGCAGAACTATCGGACTTAATTACTGGGTACGATAAGTTTGCTAATGAAGATGAGATAGAAGTAGATTTCATCATAATGGGACCTGGTTGTACAGAAGAATTTGATTCTCAAGCAAAAGCAAATTATGTAATATCTCTTGCAAATGCAAGAAAAGATTGTATGGCAACAGTTGGTCCTCACAGATCAAATATTATAGGTGTTACTAACAGTGATACTCAAACTAATAACTTAATTAGTTACTTCAGT